CTTGTACTTGATAAAGCAATCACAGTTGCAGATAACGCCCCTCTTGTATTTTCAAAAGATACACAAGTAGAATCTAAAGGTGAAGAATATGAAGTAAGTTCAGTTTCTTCTGAAACTTTAACAATTCGTTTACTTGATGACCCTGCTGGTGCTGGTTTACAAACAATCATTCCAGACAATTCACTTATCACAAGACGTTGGAGATTTTCTGACTTATTTGATGAGGCGCCGGGCACATCTGCATGGTCTACTGAAAATGCTCGTGGAGAAAAGGACGAAATTCATGTTCTAGTTTATGACACAGTTGGTGATATCACAGGATTTGCAGTAGGTGTTGCTGGACAAAGAACAAGTTCAGTAATAGAAAGATTTACAAATATGTCAAAGAACCCAAATGCTAAAACAGCACAAGGTTCTAACAACTATTACTCAGATGTTATCTTCGCACAATCACAGTTTATTTACTGGACAGATCATTTAGCTGCTGGTTCTAACTGGGGAACAGATATCGCATCTGGTACAGACTATACACTAGTAAGTGGTGTTGATGTTTCTACATTAACTGGTGGAACAGATGACTTTGCAACAACTAATGGTGAGATTACACTTGCATATGATAAGTTTCTAGATACAGAATCATTAGATATTAACTTAGTTATAGGTGGTTCTTCAAGTGTTACTGCTGATACAGAAGCAAATATGGACACTCATGTAACAATGATTACCGCTCTCGTGGAAACTCGTAGAGATTGTGTAGGATTTGTTTCTCCATATCGTGGTGCTACAGTAGGAATCGCAAATTCAATCACCGCAACTAAAAATGTTGTAGATGGTTTCAATACTTGCCCAAGTTCATCTTATATGGTTTTCGATAGTGGTTATAAGTATATGTACGATAAGTACAACGATGTATTCCGTTTCGTACCTTTGAATGGTGATACTGCTGGTCTTTGTGCTTTCACAGACCAAATTGCAGATTCATTCTTTTCCCCTGCTGGTTTCAATAGAGGAAATGTTAGAGGTGCGGTAAAACTTTCGTTCAACCCAACTAAGGCAGAACGAGATCAACTTTACAAGGCAAGAATAAATCCTGTTGTCAATTTCCCAGGCCAAGGCGTGGTGTTGTTTGGTGACAAGACTGCTCTTTCAAAACCAAGTGCATTTGATAGAATCAATGTAAGGCGTTTGTTCTTACTTCTTGAAAAAGCAATTTCAACTGCTGCTAAATTCCAACTCTTTGAGTTCAATGATGAGTTCACAAGAGCACAATTTAGAAATCTAGTTGAACCATTCTTGAGAGATATTCAAGGAAGAAGGGGTATCACAGACTTTAGTGTTATTGCAGATGGAACAAACAATACTGGTGAGGTCATTGACCGAAACGAGTTTGTTGCAGACATCTTCATTAAACCTGCTAGGTCTATCAACTTCATATCACTTAACTTTGTCGCTGTAAGAACAGGCGTAGCATTTACTGAAGTAGGAGGCTAAAATGGCTAGTATAGATGACTTTAAAGCAAATCTGATTGGTGGTGGCGCTAGAGCCAACCAATTCAGAGTAACAATGACACCACCTTCTGGTATCGCTATTGGATTAGATGTTCGTAGAACTTCATTCCTCGTAACTGCTGCTCAATTACCAGCATCTACATTGACTGAAATTCCAGTTCCATTCAGAGGTAGAAATATCTACATCACAGGTGATCGTCCAGCACCTGAGACTTGGAATGTTACTGTATACAACGATACTGATTTTATGATTAGAAACGCGATGGAATTATGGCAGAATGGTATTAACAGTTATGTTGATAACACTGGTGTAATTTCTCCTTCTGATTATCAAACAGATTTAACTGTTGAACAATTAGACAGAGATGATACAGTTCTAAAGAGTTATATCTTCAGAAATGCGTTTCCAACTTCAATTGCTGCAATCGAACTATCGAATGCAGAAGCAACTGAGATTGAAACATTTGAAATAAACTTCAGATATCAACACTTTGAACCTTCAGGTGTGAGTTTCTAAACCTACTAAATATAACACAAGGTAGGAGATTAACATATAATGGCTGAATTATTTGGTTTTAAATTTGAAAAAGTGTCCGACACTGGCTCTCAAGAAAGGTTTACTGAACCCAGTTCAGAAGACGGAACTCTTGAGGCTGCCGGTGGCGGGTTTTATGGACAACTGTTAGATACAGACGGTAGAGAACGAACCGAGCACGACTTGATTCGTAGATATCGTGATATAGCACAACAACCTGAGTGCGATAGTGCAATTGAAGACATTATCAACGAAGGTATTGTTGCGAATGAAAAAGATCAAGCGATAGCAATTGTTCTTGATAGACTTGCATATCCTAAAAAGATTAAAGATCGTATCAGAGAAGAATTTGATACGGTTTTAGAGCTTCTTGATTTTGATACAAAAGGACACGACATCTTTCGTAGATGGTATGTAGATGGTCGTCTTTTTTATCACAAGGTTATTGACCAGAAGAATCCAAAAAAAGGTGTTGTAGAAGTAAGATACATTGAACCTAAAAAGATTCGCAAGGTTAAAGAAGTAAAGAAAGATATAAAGTCTGGCACTAGTGTCACACTTATTAGAAATGTAAATGAATATTATCTTTATAATGACAAGGGACTTAAAACAGGAACTACTGAGGGAATAAAAATATCTCCAGACAGTATTACCTATGTTCCATCTGGTTTAATTGACCAGAACAAAGGTCATGTTCTTTCTTATCTAAACAAAGCAATTAAACCTGTCAATCAGTTGCGTATGATTGAGGACTCTCTTGTTATCTATCGGGTATCAAGGGCTCCAGAAAGACGCATCTTTTATATTGATGTTGGTAATCTTCCAAAGATTAAAGCAGAGCAATACCTCAAAGATGTTATGAACAGGTATCGCAACAAATTGGTATATGATGCATCTACTGGTGAAATCAGAGATGACAGAAATCAAATGTCAATGCTAGAAGATTTCTGGTTGCCTCGTAGAGAAGGTGGTCGTGGTACAGAGATAACTACTCTTGCTGGCGGTTCTAATCTTGGCGAGATTGATGACATTACATACTTTAAAAAGAAACTATTCCAATCACTAAATGTACCTATTTCTCGTTTAGAAGCAGAATCAGGATTTAGTCTTGGTCGTTCTACAGAAATTACTAGAGATGAGTTGAAGTTTACTAAGTTCGTACAAAGACTACGAAAAAAGTTTACTCCCCTTTTCACTGATATTCTAAAGACACAGCTTATTCTTAAAGGTGTAATTACACTAGAAGATTGGAAAAAGATTTCACAACACATTCAGTATGACTTCTTACAAGATGGTCATTTTGCAGAACTTAAAAGAGCTGAGTTGTTAGAAAACACAATCAATTCTTTAGGTAGTATTGAGTCTTATATCGGTACATTCTTTAGTAAAGAGTGGGTACAGAAAAATGTCCTTAACTTTACTGAAGCAGAGATTGAAGATATGCAAGATCAGATTAATAGAGAAGCAGGACTTGACCCCGAAGAAGGTGGAGTTGATTTACCAGTTGGTTCTGATGGTATTACAAGATACCCATCAGTTGACGGAAATCCTTTACCGGCAGATGATGCTGCTAAGTTTCAAGGTCAGCAAACCGCAGACGACAAAGCTAAGTTAGCATCAATTGGTAATAAAGAAAATGGAGAAGAAAAATGAGTGCAGATAACTTTGTAGGATCACTACAACAAAAAGATATGCTGGGAGCAGAAGATGCTTTCAAAACAGCAATGTCATCAAAAATAGGTGACGCACTAGAAGACAAAAGAAAAGAAGTAGCTGGTTCTTTTATTAAGAACCACATACCAGAAGTTGAGGAAAATGAAACAGTTTAGCAACTTAATTAAATCTCTACCAGAGAAAGACGAACACAAAAAGTCTAAGGAGTATAAGAAATTAGCTCCAAAGATGAAGGGTGCTGTGGACGAGATTTTTAAGAAAATGGACGCTAAACCTTCAGATTTCCTAAATACTTTTGAAAAGACTATTAACCAAGTATCCAAGAAATATAAAGTGCCAGAAAGAGTGCTTATGGGATACTTTGAAAAAGAAATGTTATCATTTTAAGGAGTTAGACAATGGCATTTACCACAAGAACATTAAGAGATACAGTTGTCAACGCTCCCGGCGCTGGCGGAAAAGTTACTATCTTAGTTAATATTGATAATGATACAACTACAACCAATGCTATTTTAGATGCAAGTGCATTAGACGGACACGCCAATGGTGCAAAATTACACATTCTGAGAATTTGGTGGGGTTTAGTACAAGGATCTGCTGATGATGATACAGGTCATGCTGCAATTATTGAACAAGGCGATTCAGATATAACATTAATTGACCTTGCTGGAAGTGGCCACTATGATGGTTCTGCTGGCGCGATTGAATCTGCTGCAACAAATACTGGTGCAACCTCTGGTGATATGGAACTATCTTGTCAAGGTACATCAGGTTTTGTATTGATTGAGTTTAGAAAAGATGAAAACTATACTACATAAGGAAACAGAACTATGGCATATACAATGAAGTTAATTTCAGAACATGTCGAGTCTGATACTGACTATCTTATCGAAGAAAAAGAAAACGGCAAGAAAGATTATAAGATAAAAGGTATTTTCATGCAAGCAGACATTAAGAACCGTAATGGTCGTCTGTATCCCATGAACATTCTCAGTAAAGAAGTAAAACGATATAACAAAGAGTATATCGAAGAAAAACGTGCTTTCGGAGAGTTGGGTCATCCAGATGGGCCAACGGTTAATCTTGAGAGAGCATCACACATGATTACTGCACTTTATCCAGACGGTAAAAACTTTATTGGTGAGGCTAAGATTCTTAGCACACCAATGGGTGAGATTGTAAAATCGCTTATGGATGATGGTGCAAAACTAGGTGTTTCATCTAGGGGTATGGGTAGTTTAGACCAGAAAAATGGGGCTAACATCGTGAGAAGTGACTTTTACCTAGCAACAGCAGCAGATATTGTTGCTGACCCATCTGCTCCCAACGCATTTGTTGAGGGTATTATGGAAGGTAAAGAGTGGGTCTGGAACAACGGTTTGATTTTAGAAGCCGATGTTGCCAAGATCAAAGAGGACATTGAAAGGAACCACAGGAAAGGCAACACTGGCGCGGATGCGTTAGCCTTTGCTAAGTTTCTTCAAAAACTTTAGTTTTATAAATAACTGTAACATATTGTAATAGACAAAAAGGAGTTAATCCCCATGGCAAATGAATTAGACAAAACCATTGAGGAATTAGAGGCAGAAGTAATTGGTGAGCTTGAAGAAGCTAATGGCCAAGACGCCCCTATGAAATCAGCGGCTGCTGCCGATAAAATGGATACTGTAGATGGTGAGGTCGAAGATACGGGCGCACCAGTTACTAGTCCATCACAAAAAGATTCTCCTGCTAAAAAGATCGCTAGTAAAGTGAAACAAGTAAGCGGAGATGCTCAACAAAAATCACAAGGTGCTCCAGATAAAATGGATACACCAAATGATGGACAAAAGAAAGTTGCTAAACCACTCGCTGCTGGATTTTCAGCAGAGGGAGAAGAAGTAATATCAGAAATGGACAAAATGGAAGACGAAATGCCTTCAATGAAAACTAAGAAAGATGCTATCAACGCAATGTATGAAAAGATTGCTGAGATGGAAAAGATGCCTGCTGAGAAAGCAAAGCAACTTGCTGCATCCTACTTAAAAGCAGGAATGGGCATGTCATACGGAAAAGAAACAGAAGAAGAAAAAGTCAAAAAGGAATCAGTCGAAAATCGTCTGAAGTCTATTGATGTTTCTGAACATGTTGAAGCCCTAATGACAGGTGAGGGTGACCTTTCTGAAGAATTTAAACGCAAAGCCGCAACAGTTTTTGAGGCTGCTGTTAAATCCAAAGTTCGTTCTGAAGTTGAAAGAATGGAAGACGAATACAAATCTGAACTGGAAGAAAATATTACCACAACTAAAGGTGAGTTAACTGAAAAAGTTGACACTTATCTTAATTATGTTGTTGAAGAATGGATGAAAGAGAACGAGTTGGCTATCGAAAGAGGCTTAAAAGGCGAAATCGCTGAAGACTTTATCTCAGGTTTGAAACAATTGTTTGAAGACCACTACGTTGATGTTCCAGATGAAAAGTACGATGTGCTAGAAGCACAGTCAGAAAAGATTTCTGAATTAGAAGGTAAGATTAATGAGATGATGGAATCCAACATCGAAATTAAATCTGCAAACGCCTCTCTAGTGAAAGAGTCTGTCATGTCAGAGGTTTCCTCAGACTTGGCTGATACCGAAATTGAAAAGTTTAAGTCGCTTATCGAAGATGTTGACTTTGTTAACGAAACATCTTATCGTGAGAAACTTGGTACATTGAAGGAAAGTTATTTTCCTAATGGTGTAACACCTCATGCAGATACAGCTACAGAAACACTTGATGATGTAGACTCTGGCATCGCACAGGACATTGACACAACTCAATCAATGGCATCTTATATGTCGGCAATTGGTCGAACTGTTAAATAGTGCAAAATTAACAATTTTATAAATAGTAGAATACTAAAAGGAGAAACAAAATGTTTCAGACAGAACATCTACAAGAAAAGTGGCAGCCAGTCCTTCAGCACCCTGATCTTCCTGAGATCAAGGATAGCTACAAGCGCGCCGTCACTACAATCATCTTGGAAAACCAAGAAAAAGCTCTAAGAGAAGACAAGAACTTCTTAAACGAAACAGTATCTACCAACTTT